TCGAATAGCCTACTCATCCTTGCGTTATATCTTTGCGCTCCTGTTCTTGTCTTAATCATTTTCATATCCTCTTTCTTTCATTTTCATTCGCGCAATCAATAAAGACTGCGCTGCCGTTTGGAGGCCATCCCGATAGGGTTTGACCTCTCCTCCCCTCAGTAACGAGGAGAGACGAGGGAAAACGTTATTTCCGTTTATTCCTTGGCCATACCAGCACCACAAACAAGCTTAGGAGGATGCCATGAAGCATCCCAAGGGAATAGAGTTGTGGACTCATTCGCCTACCTCCTTTCTAATTTCTGCGGTCCATTCCATGCCTTCGCGAATGGCCCAACGTAACGCGCTTCTCCAGGTCAAAAAGCGTGCCTGGAATTGCCCGATTGAATTGTAAACGGCGTAGGATGTCATTTTTTGATTTCCTTGTATTGGTAAACCTCAACGCTGTCTGTGTGCGCCACGCATTCCCAAGCCCCGCCGATTGCTTCCGATATTTGACGATAGCAGCCCTCGCCAATCCCACCATCAAAACAAGCCAGCCATTTTTGGCCGTCTTTTGGGAATGACATTCCATAGGGTTTTTTGATTGCGATCCGTGCCAATACTTCGGAATCGTACAGCTTGCGCCGTAGGAATTGGTTGAACAGGTCAGCGATGACGGTAGAGCGTTTGCAATACCCGCAACCGCTGGCCGTTGCTGTGCCTACCAATCTCATTCCTTCCGTTGTCCTAGCCTCACCAGTAGCGTGAGGATTCATTCCCCACATTCTGCTCTTCTTCCACTCAATTGTGATGGTGAGGGATTCCAACCTTGGCTGCGCCTTTACTTCCTCAACTCTTTTCTGGTGTTTTACTGCATCACGGATTGCTTTCCGTGCTTCTGCTTTTTCTTTCCTTGTGTCGTTTTCTATCGTTGCTGTTGTCATTGTGTGTCGTTTCCTTTCGTTTTTGGTTTCTTTTGTTCCAGCCACACGGCCAGACCGAAACACACCTTTGCGGATGTGTTCGGGGTCTGATCGCCTAGGGTTTTAATGTCCTCCAAAGATGACGCAAAACTCTTTCTTTTTTCCGTCATCTCTCTTCTCGATGGCTTCAAGCAAAGACAACGCCCACTCAAAGCGTCTGTACGGGCGGTCATTGTCTCCGTGATCCAGCACCTTCACATCCTTGCGAAGTGCCTCAATGACTAACCTTGTAGGAATAGGCATAGGCTTGTCTCCGCAAGCATCTTCTGTCACTTCTTTGTCGTTCTCATACCAATACAACATAGCCTTACCTTTTGTCATATAATCGCTAGCCAGATTACCAACATTCGATTCACCACACTTGCACAGATCAATGACGCACTCCTCTATAAAATAAGACTGGCCTTCCTCGTTTTTAAGGATGTCAGTTTTTGGAACTCTGCCGACTTTCATATATAATTCATATCCCATATTTGTGTTTCCTTTCTTTGGTTAACTAATGACATCCGCTGGCTCGCCGTGCCTATCTATGCCTCTAGGCTCATCGTCACAGATGCGTTCCTCAGACTGCATCTCAGCCACCTCAGCTTGTAAAAATGAAAGCATTTCGGGAGTGAGTTTAATATTTTCGCCATCTTTAGCCGTGGCTTTTTCGGCGTTTTTCAGAGTGTGTTTTGTTTGCATATCGACAAACTATACAATCCGCTTGGATTAGTCAAACTTTATTTTAAGTTATTTTATAGTAAGATAGGGCATGGATGAAAACGGCGCAGCTCCTGGCGCGATAGAAAAGGCAAAAAACGGGAGAGAGATATTTTCGGATAAGATAGCGGATGAGATAGTGGCAGCTTGTGGGAGTGGATTTACTTTAGAGAAAGCGGGCGCACTTGTGGGCGTTAATCCTTCCACGATTCGTACCTGGGCGCAGCGTAAACCCGATTTTGGCAAGCGAGTGGAGACGGCTCGCAAAAAGCACGAACTGTCTCTATTGCGGGATGTTCAGCTTGCGGGAGAAAAGTCCTGGCAAGCTAAAGCATGGATTTTGGAGCGTGGCTACAATTGGGCGCAACCAAGTGCGCGGCTGAATGTTACGCAGGATGTCACCCACGGAATCAGCGGGAATCTTGCGCAACTGCTAGCAGGGATAAGAGGGAGGAAGCAAATCACAGCGAGTCCTGAAAAGCGACAAATTGAAAGCAGTCATAACTACATTGATATCCAACCAGTTGCTACCAAACCAGAAAATCATTTGTCGAATAATAAGTATTGTATCAACAAGACCAACAGTGTTGAACAAGAACAAGATGCACAAGCAAAAACTCCAAAACCTCGTCACAAGCGAATGAAACTTCGCAAGCCTAGAGCCGAATCCCTTGCAAGGTATCCGCCTACCACCACGCCCCCTGCCAGCCCCCCAGCCCCCGTTTAATACGCATATACCCCCCCAAATTATTGTGGCTCAAAACAAAAAGAGGTCTTAAACATCACCCATGCCAAAGCCTCCAAAACGCAGTCAAGAAGAGATACTAGAAGACCTTGCTAAACCAGCCGCATTTGCCGCTAACGTATTGGGCATCAATCTTTATGACTGGCAAAGAAAGGTGTTGCGCGATTTAGAGGCAAAGGACTGTCGCGTAGCCCTGCGTGCAGCCAACGGCTCTGGCAAGACTAGCACCGTCATTTCGGCTATTTTGATATGGCACGCGCTCGTTTACCAGCGTTCCATCGCCGTAACCACAGCGGGCGTATTCCGCCAAGTCGAAAGCCAACTCTGGCCTAGCCTGCGCAATCACATTGCCAAGCTTGGCGGTGCGTGGGAAGTCACATCTGGCGAGATCCGCTACCTCCACCCCAACGGCAACACATCACGCATTATAGGCTACTCAGCGACCGATCCTGGGCGTGCTGAAGGTTGGCACGCAGAAGACCACGAATACCATCCATTGCTGATGGTGGTAGACGAAGCCAAGACCGTAGCCGACCCCTTGTTTGAGGCCATCAGCCGATGCCAGCCAACCCGTCTGCTAATCGCATCCAGCCCAGGCGGCTCCAGTGGCGCGTTTTATCGAGCGTTCACCAAGGAGGCTAGTATGTGGTCAAAGCACGCTGTCACAGCCTTTGACTGCCCCCACATCACGCCAGCCCAAATTGAGGAAGTAACCCAGCGTTACGGCGAAAAGCACCCGCTGACCCGATCTATGATCTACGGTGAATTTGTTGACATAGGCGCAGAAAGCTTGGTTATCAGCCTTACCCAGCTACAGAACTGCCACAACACGCCTCCGCGATTTAAGCCAGGTACACGCATGGCAGGCGTAGACTTTGCTGCGGGCGGGGATCAGAATGTGCTTTGCATAAGTGACGGCAACAAGATCCTGCCCATGATTGCATGGCGTGAAAGGGATACGATGTCTGCGGTGGGCAGATTTATAGTCGAGTTTAAGAAGGCTGGGTTAGAAGCCAGCAACATCTACGCTGACGCAAGCGGGCTAGGCATGGTGATGTGTGACGCACTGGCTGAAGCTGGCTGGGAGGTCAACCGAGTTAACTTTGGTTCTGCGGCCTACGACAACGATGCGTACACCAATCGGTCTGCCGAGATGTGGTTTGGCATGGCCAAGAAGATTGAGGATGCCGAGATTATATTGCCAGAGGACGAGGATCTAACGGCGCAGTTAACTTGCAGGCGCACGATCACTAACAGCAAAGGCAAGCTGGGCGTGGAGTCAAAGGACTCGATGCGTGCCAGAGGCATAGCCTCACCCGATAGAGCCGATGCGTTGGCATTATGTCTTTCTAGTGGTAATGTCAAGTGGGACTTGACTTTCCCCGTGGAACGTCCAACTTGGAAATCACTTCAGGCCATGATGGAGTTGCATGACCCCGTAATGGCTGGATTTGACGCAGGAGGATAAATACTATGAATATATGGAACTGGATTACCGCTAATTGGCAAGAGATCGTAGCCGCTGCTGGTGGCATCGTTCTTGCGGCTCGTATCATTGTAAAGCTCACCCCGACCCCAGCGGATGATTCGATCTTGGAAAAGATCGTAAACTTCCTCAAGACGGTTGGGTTAAATATTAAATAACATTTTGTGCTGCGTGCAATCCTTGAGATCATCGCAGCCGTGTTCCGCATCATTCCAGGTTGGAAAGATAAGCGAACGCAAAACCTTGAAAACGATTGGCGCAAAAATCGCGAAGCTATCGACCGTGATCTGCCTGGTGATTCTTGGTGGTTGCGCAACAACGACACCAGTAACAAACACAACGGGGGCAGTTGAGTCCTTAGTGCGAGATGAAAACTATTCTTCTGTCCGTACTGCTGATCCAAAAGTTCGCGCTTGGGCAAAGCGCGCTTTACATTACGTCAACGATTTGTCATTTGAATTAAGCAGAGAAAGACAAAAATGAACGCTAAAGATACACGCCGAACGGGTTATTACACCCGTATCATCGAAGCACTCAACCAGCGTGAGACTTGGGAGAATCGCCAGCGTTTGTTCTATCAAGCCCGCTACTTTGGTGTACGCCGCAAGGTTAAGCCTTGGCCTACTGCCGCCGATCTGCACGTTCAGTTAATCGACACCGCTATTGAGAAACTAAAACCTTCCTTCGTCAACAGCGCGATTGGCAACGACATTCTCTCCAGCTTCGTACCGATGCGCCAGCAGCTAGCTCCGCTGACCGTATCAGCCGAGCGTTACTTTGATTACCAGATGCGTGAGCGCACCAATTTCCAGAAAGAGATTGTCTCGGTCATTGATAATATTTTGCTCTATGGGCGTGGCGTATCCAAGGTAATCTGGAACGAGGACAAGAAGCGTATTGATTTTGAGGCGATTGACCCTTTCCACATTATCGTACCTTCCTATACCAAGGAGTTTAAAGATGCCGATTTCATTGTTCACATCATCTCAACAAGTGTCGATTCCTATAAGGCAAATCCCCTTTACAAGCAGGACGATGATTTCATCAAAATCATTTCGGGTAAACCCTCGAAATCAGTGGGCTTACGAAGTGAGATTCAAGACGAAATTTACCGCCGTGAAGGAATTACTCAGGAAGCTGAGAATGACCGTATTATCCTTTGGGAGATGTACACTCCTTCCGAGGACGGATGGCGGGTTGAAACATATAGTCCGCTGGTAATTGACGAAGATGTACGCAAACCTTTCACGCTACCCTACCGACACGGCGAGCCACCTTTCGTAGATTTCCCCTATGAGGTAACAGGGGGCGGTTGGTACAGTCCCAGAGGAGTCGCAGAGATCCTCCTCCCTGGCGAGAACCTGCTGAATAAACTAAAGAACAGCCTCTCGGATTATGTCGAACTGGCCAACCGACCCGTCTTTGAAGCACAGAATCCTATCTCGTTAAACACGTCCAACCTCAAGATGCAGCCTGGGCAGATCCTGCCCCAAGGGCTAAAGCCCGTTCAGTTCAGCCAGCCTCCCTTCGACTTCCAGAAACTAATGCTCGAAGAGCGTTTACTGGCCGAGCAACGGATGGGCAATCCAGACTTTGGTGCAGGCTCGCAGTACCAAGTCTCAGATCGCAAGACGGCCACTGAAGTCCAAGCCTTGCAAGCGCAGTCAGCCGCCTCTGGCGATTTGCGCAATCGCATGTTTAGGATGGGGCTGGCGCATCTATTCAAGCAGTGCTGGTCGCTCTACACGCAATACAACAAGAAAGACTTGATGTATCGGTATGCCGAAGAGACTGGCACGATGCCACCCGAAGGCATCCATGACGAGTATTCGATTGAGCCAAAGGGTGGGCTGGACTTTATCAACCGCCAATTTGCTTTGCAGAAGTCAGTAGCGCGGATGCAAATGTTCCAAAATAATCCTTTCGTCAACCAAGGCGAACTGGTTAAATCAGTGCTTGAACAAGACGATCCCTCGCTGGTCCGCAGACTCTTCCAAGATCCAAACGCTGCCTCTGGCGATCAAGCTGAAGATCAAGCGACTGAAATTGCGACCATGCTTGCGACTGGATTCCCCGTTGCCATCAAGCCTAGCGATGACCACAAGGCGCATATATCCGTTCTCTTCGCGTTTAACCAAGCGGCTCAACAGCGGCAACAAGCGGTCGATCAGAGCGCAATGCAAGTTCTGATGGCACATTTACAACAACACTTGCAGGCGTTAGAGCAAGTTGATCCCAACACATCCCGCGCTATCCAGAAACAGCTTCGTGATGCAGGCAAGGCTCAAGTGCAACAGCAGGGGCAACAACTGCCACCTGAAGCGATGCAAGGCCAAGCACCAGCACCGATGGCGGGTTGAAAGTACCCGTAATGCGGGATGCCTTCCAAGCGGAAGGCTTAACAAAACTGTGTGAGTGGGCGAACGAGGCGGGTGCGAATGGCAGGGCGGTTGAGATCGGGTCTTACAGCGGGGAAGGTACGGTGGTTATTGCTAAACATTTCAAGGAGGTTATGGCGGTTGATCCTTGGCTAAATGGGTATGATATTAACGATGTAGCCAGCCAGCAATGCCCGATGAAGTTTGTTTTCGAGGCATTTCAAGAGCGCACAACCCCACTTGGCAATGTTCTATACAGCAGGGGCAAAAGCCTAGACGCGCTCCAATTCTTCAAGGATGGCGAGCTAGACCTAGTTTACATAGACGGAGATCACCGCTACGAAGGCGTGCTGGCAGACTTAAACGGATGGAGGCCCAAGCTTAGGGCTGGCGGGATAATGGCTGGGCATGATTGGAGTTTTAAGGCTGTGCAAAAGGCATTGGTTGAGGTATTTAAGGACAAGGAAGCAGTCCTATTTCAGGGCGATTCTTGGGCAATAAAACTATGAGAAAACTAAAAGCAGCATTGGCGTTTATCAGGGATCAGGAATGGGTCAACGAACCTAAGTGGGAAGATGAGGATGAGAAGGCGTGGACGGGCTTTCTCTCTACCCCTACTGGCAAGAAGCTTAGTCTTATACTTTTGAACCTTACCCTCCGCCAGAACGCATCCGCAGTAATGAAAAAAACTGAGGAACTTGCAGAAGCTTGCGGGCGTGCTAATGGATATAGGGCATGTGTAGCGACTTTAGAGTCGTTGGCATCCCAAAAACTTAACTCCGCCATCCCAGGCTATGGGGATGGATCGGATGAACCAGTAGCCGACTAACCTTGAGGTAGAATGACTCCCTACCCACAAGCGTAAGAAAGGGTCAAAATGGCAGATTCAATGGAAGTTACTGAACTGGATATGCTGAAACTTGCGGCGGCAGCCGATGCGGGACTGGAAACAGTTCCTAAGGAAGAACCGAAAGTTGAAGCAAAAACAGAGGTAAGTTCAAGCGGAGATAACGAGCAGACACCCGCGCCTGCTGGAAAAGCCGAAAAAACAAAACTTGAAACATCGGATGATGTTTCGTCTACCAAGGAGAAATCCAAGGAAGATAAAAGTTCTTTAACAACGCAACCTTCAGAAATCAAGTCGGAGTCGGCTTCCGAAAAGAAGCCAACCCGTTACGAGAAAGCTAAGTCGCGTCTTGAAAAGGAGTGGGAAGATGTCAGAGCCGAGAAAGCCAGAATCAAAACCGAGCGAGAACAAATCGAAGCGGCCAAGGTTCAAAGGCAGACTTCAGAAACTACTCAAGGCGAAACAAAGCAAAGCAGTCGCAAGTTTAGCGCGGAAGATTATCGGGAAGCAGCAAAGAGCTACCGTGATGAAGGCCGCGATGATCTTGCAAAACTCGCTGAAACCAAAGCCAGCGATATTGAAGTCGAGGACCGCAAGGAGATCGAGCAGAAAACTCAAGCTGAACTAAAATCATCTTGGGATAAAAACTTGCTCGAAGAGGTCGAGGCCAACCCCGATCTTAAAGACTCCAACAGCACCCTCTACAAGGCTGTCTCGGAAATGCTACAAAACCACGCCATCCTGCGTAACTACCCAGCGGGGATCAAGGATGCGGTGGGAATAGCAAAGGTGAAGCTCCAAGCGGAGACCGCCTCCGATTTGAAAAAGAAAGTTGCAGAGTATGAGTCAGAATTGGCTCAACTCAGAAAAGCGACTACCCCAGCGTCTGGACAGCCAACTGGTCCTGCCAAGACTAAAGCTTTTCACGAACTCTCGTTAGACGAGCAAGAACGTGAATTGATGAAAATGGCAAGCGAAGCTGACAGAAGTTGAGTAGTCATAACAAACAAGGATACTTAATTATATGGTAACTACTGGTTCAGTCAGCGCGCAGTTCCAGGCTTTCTTCTCGAAAGCCTTGCTCGAACGCGCAATCCCATTGCTTCAGATGGAGCAATTCGCAATGAAAACCCCCTACCCGACCAAAACGGGTGGAAACAAAACGATTCGGTTCTTCCGCTTCGGTGATCCCAGCATCTCTGCGATCTCCGCCTTGTCGGAAGGAACGACTCCTTCTTCTGGTGACGAGCGTGATCTCACGTTGTCCTCGGTTGAAGCAACCTTGGTGCAGTACGGTTCAAAAATTATTTTGACCGATGTGGTTTTAGCTACAGAGCTATTTTCTCATCTTGCCCAAGCCACTAAACAACTCGGCGAAGATGCCGCACTCCACGCTGACACACTCTGTCACCGTGCGTTGGTGCAGGACTCCTCGACCAGCACTGGTACTGGCGTAGCCACCAAATCGTACAACCGTTATGCTCAGAACACGACTAACGGCACGACCTGGGCTACTGGTTCAGTTGCTAACAGCGCAATGACCGCCACCGACTTGCTCGATGGTGCGACTTCGTTGTTCATCGCTCGCGCTCCTAAAATCAAGGACGGATACGCTCTCGTAGCGCACCCTGCCGTGATTCGGGATCTACAGCAGGATGATGATTGGTTGAAGGTTTCGAGCTACTCGAATCCTGAAGCCATTTTTAAGGGAGAAATTGGAAAATTGTTTGGGGTGTCGGTAATTTCCTCAACAAACGTCCAGACCTTTAATACATCTGCCTCTGGCATCGCTGAAAACAGCGTTGGAACAACTGGTGTTAACACTGGTTATGCCAACGTGTTGCTCGGTGGTGGCGCGTTCGGAGTTCCTAGCTTGTCCTCATTGGCCGCTTCTGGCTCGCCCTTCGCTCCGAAGGTCACGATCCTTGATGCTGCTGACAAGAGCGATCCTTATGGACAGCGCATCGTTGCGTCGTTCAAGACGTTCTACGCGGCCAAGCAACTCGATACTCGGTTCTTCCGAGTCATCGTTGCGAAGTCCAACTACAGCTAATAATTAAATGGGTACTCTAGTAATTGCTATGAGTCCTCGGAAAGCTGGGGAGGATAAAACCTCCCCAGCCTATTCCTCATCTGAAAAACCTATGAATAAAATGATGAAGTCTGGAATGGTGATGCTTCCTGTTTCCAAGTTCGAGATGAACGATGGCAGCGAGAATGTTTCGCCAGAAGTAGGTGATTCTGTTGAACTCTCTGGAACAATTGACATGATCGAAAATGGCGTTGCCCACGTTAATGTGGAACACGCCATGAGCGAGAGTGAATCCAAGGACAAGTCAGAAGACATGGCCGAAGGTGAAAACTCAATGTCCGAAGAGGAAAAGATGATGAAGATGGCCGAGGAGTCGGATAAGGAAAACTATAGCTAATGCCTATTTACCAGTACGAGGACTCCAGAAATGGGAAAGTTATCGAACTGGAAAAGGCTGTGGCCGAAAGGGATTCTGTCCCTCGTTACCTTAAACGATTCACCGTCCCGCAAAGATTGAGCCTAGTGGGGGTTGGCGAACCCCTCGACAACCCGCTGGGAGTCAATCAAACAAATCTATTGAAGGGGTACTACCGACAAGAACAAAAGCTTGGCAGTAGATTCAAAAGTGAGCATACGCCAGATAGCATCAAACGTGCTGCTCTAAGGAGAAAAAAATATGGCGAATGAATTTGTAAGAAGCACTCGTAAGGCTAAGGGAAAAGCCATCCGCTTTGATACCCAAGGTCAGACCAACGTAATTGAGTTTACGGCAAGCTCCAGCGGTGGCACTGTTAATACAGTTGCAACATCCCCTGCGTCCTTGAACGTGACTCTTAACGGCACGTCCTATCGGATTGCCCTTCACACCTAATGTCACGCGCATTAGATAAATTCCAAGGTCAATACGGATTTTCCGTAGGGACAGTTGGAACGGCAACTCCTGGCTATTGGGCGATCCAGATGCTATCAGATACCACGTTTAGCGCGATTAGCGGTAAATATGATGGAACCCTGACTGGC